ATGCAAGCGAACGGCTTATACAGAGATGCCAGTAAAAGCTACCTTGAAAAGCTGAAACGCATTTTAGAAATGATGTTTGAAGAGATCGATATGTGAATGGTTGCGGATTAGGTCTGTAACTGTAGCGCCCACGGTAGGGCGTTTGGTGCCAGAAGTGGGCAAAAAATACACATCAGCAAATAAAAGTTTGTCTCGCTCCATTTTTGTCATGAGGGCGAGCGACCATTCGAGAAATTTTCTTTGTTAAGGCGTCACGATATTTTCTGAAAAGTAGCCGTGGAGGGAGTTCTCCACGGCTGGAACCATTTTTCGCCGGAACAGTGACGACGAAAAACGTGGCACAAATATTCCCTCAGTAAGTTTTAATTATTGTTTTAGATCAACAAACCTCTACCATGGCATTTGCCATTCTGTATCCCTATTCATTTTAAGAACAGTGGTATGCGCTACAATAGCTAATGGGTTCATCATGGTATGGAAACAGCTCTTGTTCCACCGAACAATTTAGCCAGCAGCATTACTGCCAGCCATGGGAAAGCAAAAGCGAAAGCCGCCTCAGTCAGACTTGCACCTTGAGTTAAACCATATCCAGCCGTAACAACACCCGTTAAGACACCGAGCCATACATATTTCCATGCAGGCGCGTACTTAACTATCGAAGAACAGTGAGAGCAATATTTTTGTCCCCACGGGTTTTGTTTTTTGCATACGGTACAGGTGAATTTCTTGATGCTGTCTTCGATTCTGTGTTTTTCTTGAATCGCTTCAATGTTCTTTAGCGTTTCGAGAGCCCTTTGGTTGCCATTGTCACCAGCCATGCGAAGATAGTCTTTGCCTTTTTCATAGTCATGACGGGCAATGTAAATTGCCCCCAATTTTGCCTGGGCATCGCTATCCCCTTGTTGCGCTGACAATGAAAAGTATTCGAATGCCTTATTTTCATCTTTGGGCACCCCTAATCCTTGCTCGTAAAGGTTTCCGAGATTATATTGGCCGGTGATATGCCCCTGCTCTGCCGCAAGAGCGTAATATTCCGCAGCTTTTGATTTATCTTTAGGGACCCCAAATCCATTTTCGTGTAGCCACCCCACGTAAACCTGAGTATCCGAATCGCCCTGATCTAACGGAAATTTGAACCACTCCAGGGCTTTTGAATAGCTAAGAGGGACTCCGTTTCCTGAAGCATATATGTCGCCCAAAAGGTAATGGGCATCTAAGCTACCTTGTTCAGCGGCCTTAATTAACCACTCGACGGCCTTTTTGCCGTCTTTCTCAATCCCGTTACCATCACGGTACATCTTTCCGAGTTTAATTTGGGCGTCAACATTGCCCGAAGAGGCCGATGCATAGACCAGGTTATAATCGCGGTCTGAAACTGAATTTGATTTAAGTTCTTCCATTTTTATAACAACCCCCAGAGAATTTCTGCGCTATTAATTATCGTTTATATGTTAGTGCGTACCTGCACATTGGCACAATCCAATTTAGGTTAGATCCCTTTAATTCGCTGATAAAATTGTCGAAACTATCTTATTCACAATATCATCATTCAGTTTCAGCTTTGAAGACACATGTCTCGAACTTATTCAGTTAAACTAATGTTAAATCACAAAAAAGAGTTGCTACTTCGTACGAGAATTTATCAGTTGGCCATTTAGCGGACAGGTATGAACGGCATCTTAAACCGGGATGCCATCATCCGTGCTGTTGATAAAGAAAGTCACTCTGCCCAAGACTTCGACCTCTTCCGCTGCGTCGCCTTCTATGGCTTCGCCATCATCCGTGATTAAAGCCCGACCCATGACCCGAGCAAACTGAGTGCGGCCGCCGGACAAAATCAGCAGAACCTGATTCTGTACCAGCCTGGTGCACGGCTCGATAACCGCAAACCCGGATGAGGTTTCAAGGATGCGACTTTCGTTTGTGGTGCAGATGCTGGCTGGCGACAAGCGCTGCTCGACATAATCGGTTGTCGGAGATACGAAGCCCATCAGTGAACCATCCCCATGTTACGCAGGATCCAGTAGTGATTGTCGGTTCCGTCAGTTGTCTTATCCGTGAAATCTGGCTGATAGCGCTCTATCCACTCGTTGGCGTCGGCCCGGCTGAAATGCCAGTGGACCTTAGCAAGTTCGCGGATAAAGTCTTCAGTGCGCAAGCATCGGTAGCCCTTGGGGTTTAGCTGTATTGCGGCCACAAATGCGGCGTGAATGTCGGAACTGCGGGGCATGATCTGCACTCCTCTTTACTGTTTTTACATACAGTAGTTTTAAAGAGAGTGCAGATCAATGCGGCAGCGCCTATTGATAATTAGTGCTGAATATCCTGCTGGTTTTCATGCTCTGCTGCTTCCAGCGCTTCTTCAGCGGCCTGTCTGCGCTGATTCCAGATGCTGTCCACCGGCATCTCCACACGGACAGAGACGAACTGATCGACCGGGATATCAACCGGGTCGCCCTCGGAAATTCCGGGGATCTCATTTCTGGCGAACGCCGGAGCATCAGGGTGGGTACGGTGAAAGGTTTTTACCAGCACTGAGCCGTCCGGGTTAACCTTGTAATCCAGCCAGATAAGCGGCTGGCAGTTACGGTCCTTCGGTATATCAAACCCGCCATCAACCCCACCCCAGGCCGCATCTGAATTCAGCCCTATGCAGCCCCTTATCAGATACTCCCCGACGCCCAGTCGCTCGACTGCGCACCCCTCAGATTCTTCGTTGCAGACTGCGCGGCCGTCATGAAACAGGCGGATGACTGGCGAGGCTGCTTTCAAGGTTCCATCGGCAGCCTGGGTCGTATTCCCTGAGTGATAGAAATTAACCCTCCATTCTTCAGACGCACCAAAGCATGCAACCCCTACAACCTTCCTGTCCCGGTTGAAGTAGTTGATCATCCTGATTACTGAGAGACCGCCTGTTGCAGCAGATGAAGCCCTGAGAACGTGCTTGAGTTCCACGCCTGAGCCACCATACCCGGTGTTCCCGTCATAATATGCGTAATGAGCGCCCTTCTCCTGAGCTGACGTCGGGACAGTAACGACGGGATCACCTATTCCCAGCGTATCGCCCACCGTTATCACCTGCCCCTTCGCTGCGCCAACATCCTTCCTGGCGGCCGTGCCCAGGTCCGAAATCTCCGCAGTAGTCAGAGTAATGCTGTCTTTTCTCATTGCCATAACTTAACTCCTTACGCCCAGACGCGAGCCGGTGTTTTCGGTGTAACCACAAAGTTGTTTAGCCCGGATAAATCGAGCGAGTCATTCATGACCCGCAAATTGACGTGATAGCCTGGCTCTGTGGTGTACTTAATGATTTCGTTTTCTTCACCGGGATTGATAACTTCAGCAGGGACACTGATAACGCCAATGATATCCAGGCTGATATCAGGGTGATAAAAACCACCCTGTCCCTCATCATCCACAAACCCCGCCGCGATTAATTGCGTGCGCATTTGGTTGGCGTCATTAAAGCGCAAATATAAGTCTCTCATTAGCGGAGTCCATTAATTTGGTTGGGGGTTAACAGTCGATGCCAGATACGGAAGTTGCGAATGTGGTAAACAACGTTCTGGTGGCTCTGAATATCAATGCTGGTTGGTTTAGAGGCCGGGTTTGTTGGTGCCATTGTTCTGTTGCTGGTCTTCCCATCAAAATACATGCTGTTTGTATTATTGACGTCAACAGATTGCACATAGACCTTGCTGGAAAACGGATATGTTATTGCCACCGATGGTCCGCTCCCGCCAATGTAGGAGTTAATGGTGGATGATACCGCCCTGAATATAATATCGTTGTTGGAACCCCCAACCCTGATAAGGTCAGCGTAACCATTGCCAGGTGTAATATACCTATTAACAGCAATCTCAAATGCCAGCGTCCTGTTGAAAAGGTCACCGACTGCCTGATACCCAATATTACCAGACGGTTGTAACGAGAGTTTGTCGCTGGCCCTTGTTACAGCCGATGCGCCGGTGGGAATGTAGCTGGTTGCTACTGCGTTCTTTTCACACTGAGGCATCTGCACATAATATTCAGCGTTTAATGGGATTGTTGTATCCTCATTTAGCCTTTGTGCAGCAATGGTTCCCGCATAGTTCCCGGCATTAACAGCTGTCATCGTAGCTGTAATCGTCGCATAACCATCGCTTCCAGGCGTACTGTCTATCGTCATTCCGGCCGGAGGATTAAGAGCTATACCAGTTTTAGCATCGATAAGCGTTGCGAATGAAGTTGTGCCATCCAGCGCAAATGAAATCCTTATATAACCGTATGAACCTTTAGCACGACAGGATAAAGTCAATTTATCGCCGACAGCCAGAGCAACAACATTTGAGGTGACAAAAAAAGGTATGGAGGAGTTTGTATTAATTACCCCCTTCATCGTTACTGCCTGCGATGTCCCATCGGCAGACAATTTTGTCTTAGTGACAGCGGTACTAGTGCCAGCCCATTTCGTCGGATCGTCACTGTTCAGAATATAGTTTGAGCTAGGCCCCTCCATCAAAAGACCTTCGCGCTCAAACCGTGGCTCGTTAATATCTGCGATCTGCAATACACCGGATTTGTCGATATAAGTCGCAATCGTTGAGCGGGTAAAGGTCCCTGACTTAGTTGCAAGCTCCAGCACCTGCCCGGAAATTATCTGTTTGTCAAAAGGTGCAAACCCGGCGTTCAGGCGCAGGTCATCATTGAGCGGCAACCAGACGTCAGGGAACGGGGCTGCCTCATAGGGTACAGACGTCAGCAGCTGCGCCGCGGCTAGTGATGCTGCGGCACTGCTGGCGCTATTAGCAGCATTGGTCTCCGACGTTTTGGCATTCGTCTCAGACGTTTTCGCGTTCGTCTCGGAGGTTTTGGCATTTGTTTCGCTGGTCTTGGCTGCAGTAGCGCTGCTTGCCGCTGCGGTCTTTGACGAGTTCGCGTTCGTCTCAGAGGTTTTTGCGTTTTTCTCTGATGCTGCCGCTGCAGCAGCGCTGGCTCCTGCCGCACCCGCCTGAGCGATCAGCTTCGACCAGCTGGGACCCGTCTTTTTGGATTCGTCTGCCAGGGTTACGGTGACGTCGCCGGTACCCGATAAAATCAGGTCCTGGTTGATGATACTGGTTTGCGCCAGGCGAAAACCTTCCGTGACGGCTTTCGCCAAATCGTCATCAAGTGTGGCCATTCGTGATGTCCTTAAAATAAAAAACCCAGCCGGAGCTGGGTTGGATGTTTGAGGTTGTGGGGATCAGGAGAAGGAGCCGGTACCGCGAGTCACGGTCATTGTTGCAGCAGTGATTCTCATTGTAGCGTTGCCAGAGCTGAGAACGATACTGGCTTCGATGCGCTGCCCGCCCAGACCAGTAACTGCATGTTTTGCGGAGAACCATACCCCACCTACAGGAACGTCATAAGTGAACGTTCGGACGTTGCCTGCAATAGTCACCTGAACAGTGGCCACAACTGCGCCTACGAGTCCTCTCACATATATTAGAGAATCCACAATCGCGTTTTTACTTAAAACGCTATTACTGGAGTCCATATAGACCATTGGTATGCTTGTTGAAACAGCGCTATCTGATCGAGCACTGGCATCCGGGTACACCCCTGTGTTAGCAACGTCACCAACAAAGGATGTCGCTTCAACCGTGCCCCTGAAGCTCCCGCTGGTCGCCTCAACTCTGCCTCTGAAACTCCCGTCGGTGGCATAAATCGTCCCGCGAACGGTAACGCCGTTAAACGTGGCATATCCGGATTTATTGATATGCCAGCCGACATTGCCGGTCCCGTCCCAGTTGCTGGACTGAATGTAATTCCCGATCTTGCCGTTGTCGATGGAACCGTCCTGGATGAACACCGAACGCATGAACATCTGGCCACCGGTCGAAGCAAACACCAGTTCCTGCCCGTTCGTCGTCGGGTTATAAACCGCAAACGTATCGGCAGAAATCAGGAAGTTTGAGGCCCCTGCGCCGTCAATGCCCAGCTGGATACCCGCGATGCGTTTAACACCGTTCGCCTCCACCTGGACTTTGACGCCCCACTGGGCCGAGAGCTTGCCGTTGATATCAGTAACCGCCTGGCTGGTCGTCTGCACACTGGCATTGGTATCGCCGATTGCTGCCGTCACCTGCTGAATGCTGGTTGCGGTCGCGCTCTCCAGATCCGTAACGGCTTTATCAATGCGCGTGATGGCTGCGGCGTTAGTATGGCCGTTTTCCTCAACCGTGGCCTTAAGCGTCGTGACCTGTTCGGCTACAGCGCTTGTGGCATCCGCGGCGGTCTTCCGGGTCTCGGTGATCTCGGCCATCGTTTTCATTTCGCCAACGGCAAACGTGACGCGCTGATCAGAGAACGCCATGAAGTTGGCGAGCGCGTTACTGACACTACCAACAATACCGGCGTCGCGGCTGGCAGTGTTACCGTCCACATCCACTTTCAGGCTGTCGATACGACGCCCCAGCGCGGAGTCACCATCCGTACGGGCCGTGATTTCCGTGCTGATGTCAGCCGTGTTCTGGTCGGTGATAGCCTTGACCGCAGCCAGCGCGGTAGTCTGCGCTTTGTTGTTATCGGCGACGGCTTTATCGATGCGCGTGATATCGCCGGAATTTTTCCCGACGGTGGTCTGCAGGCCCGACAGCGTGGTGGCCTGCGCCTCCTGCTCAGTCGTCAGCGTTGCCAGCTCCTGCGTTACAGCAGCTTTGTTGGCATTAACGGTCGCTTCCAGCGCCGTCCGGGCTGTCACCTCCGCTTCCTGCGCCGTGATGCGCGCCTGGCGTTCGGTGTAGAGCAAGCCCGAGGCCAGCTTCGACGGGTCATCACCGATGTAGCCGCCACGGATCTGCGCCGCCAGCGTCTCGCGCGCTGTGGCTTCCGCCTGGTCGCCAGCAACACGTGCTGTCGTTTCCTGCTGCAGCGCCGCCATACCCGCGCCGGGCGTAGGCCGTCCGAGCGCCACCCAGTCAATCAGGTAGTAGTTTGTCGCATCCTGCTTGGTAGACAGATCCAGCCTGAACTGATTCATCGTGGCTTCAGTCAGCCAGGGGATATTGTCGAACTCAAGCGTGGCGATCCCGTTGGCGTCGTATGCAGGCTCGCCGACAGTGAGCATGTTGGTGTCGTTGAAGCCACCGGTACCACGCCACCGCAGCTGCCCCGCCCAGCCCGGCGCCCCGAACTTCCTGATGCGCATTTTAACGAAGCGATAGGACGACGAGTTAACACCCAGTGAGCCGGGAGACGCCACCCAGGGATCGGTGGCATGGTTCGCCGGGCGTATCCAGCCGTCAACAAAGGTCGGGGTCCCGTTCCCGGTCCAGCCCTCCACTGTCGAATCGAAATACCAGATTTTGAGTGGATCAAACTGTGCGCCAGTACCCGCAGAAATCTGCGCCATCATCTGCGCCAGTGATTCGGTGGTGGTCTGGATCGTCTGATTGACGTTACTGATATCCGCGACGCGCGCGTTCTTTTCGGTCAGCAACGCCTGGCCACGTGCTGCCGCTTCGTCGGTGATGGCTTTTTTACGGTCCGTGACCTCCTGTGCCAGGCCCGCTTTGGTTGCCGCCGACTCTGTCGTAACTTTGCTGATGTCGTCGCGCGCTGACTGAATATCGTCGCTGAGATCGGCGATGTCCGAGGTGAGTTCCTTATACGCATCGGTCTGTTTGATCTGGTTATCGATATCCACCAGGTAATCAGCTGCAACCGAACTGCTGCTGCCCTGAATGAAGTCAGTCCAGGCTGACTGGTTACCGGTACGGTCGACAAGCCGCGCGCGGTACCAGAATCCCACCCCGGCTTTCAGGCCCAGCTGCTGATACATGTGTTGTGGATAAGGCACATCCGTAAGCAACATCGCATTCGTGCCAGCTGCATCCGTGGAATACTGAATCTCCGTCTGCAGGGTATCCGCTGTATTTGCAGGAAAATCCCAGTCCAGCTGTACACCCCAGAGTAATGGCGTGGTCCGAAAGTTAACGGGTACCGGTGGCGCTCCTGTTTTACCTGTTAATGTGACTTCCAGCGATGTGGCCCAGCTCGAGGAAATCTCAGCTGCATTGATGGCCCGGACGCGCACCAGATAGCGACCGGCATAAATGGCAGCCACCTCAAACGAGGTGGTGGAACTGCGCGGTACGTTTACCCAGTTTCCGTCATTGCGGCGCCACTGAGCCTCATAGGCAATGGCGTTCGGTGCCGGGTCCCAGCTGGCGCGCATGGTTTCGATGCTGATCCCCTGATTCACCATCGAGTAGGAGCTGATGACAATGTTTCCCGGAGCGAACTGGTTACCGGGAGGGATCATGCTTACCGGACGCTGGTCAATGATGGCGCCAGTATCAATGCGGGCATACTTGTCTGGATCATGCCATGCTCCGGCAATCGAGAATGTGCCATCGTTATTATCTTTGACGCTTATAACCCGGTACTGCTGGGCGTAGAGTTCGTCAGATTCCACTACCCAGACGCTTTCGGCCTGCGGCGTTTCGCTGTATGCCGTGCTGACCGTTACGGCCTTGCCGTTTACCGCCTGAATGGTACGGCTCTGGGATGCCCCGGAAGGCAGGTTCAGAATCAGGCGATTCCCTGCAGTGGCATCCGGTGCACGGTCCAGTGTGATCACCCGGCCATTCACCGCGCTGATTCGCCCGCCGGTGACCTTGCCTGACAGCATTTCATCAGCGACGGCGATGATGTACCCGGGCTGAGGTATGTTTCCATCCAGACCAACGTCAAACGATACGATGCGATCCTTGTTGTTGGTGAGAATGCCCCAGCGGCCTTTACGGTTCGCCTCTGACTGCCGGGTGCAGCCGATGGCCGTCATTTCCAGCTGATTAAATCCGTAGCGCGCCACCAGCGCCTGCTCAAACACAGGTTCCATCGCGTCAGCGTAGGCGTTAGCGGGATCGGACCAGGACACCAGCGCTGTGGTATAGCGCGTTTTCGTGGTGCTGCTGGCGTAGGTGAATCGGCCATCAATGACGTTGGCGCGGGTGTAGCTGTAATCCACATCCCGGGGCATATCTGCCAGGGCCACGATCTGATCGCCGCCCCAGTACGTCATACCCCGGAATATGGCCGCAAAGTCACGAAGAACGGTATAGGCGTCGTTCCGGTCCTGAATGTACACGTTGCAGATGTACCGCGGCTCGGTACCACTACCGCCCTTACCGTCCGGTACCGGCTGATCGCAATACTGGGCCACCTGGTACAGCATCCATTTGTCGATATTCGCCGCCGTGAGCCGGTGGCCCAGGCCGAACCGGTCGGATACAACCAGGTCGTAAAAAATCCACGCCGGGTTATCGGTCCACGCCCACTTAAACGCACCGGTCCAGGTACCGGTGTAGGTGCGGGTTTCCGGGTTGTAGGTGTCAGGTACGCGGATCACACGCCCGCGCGGCTCACAGGAGATCTGCGGGATAGAGCCGTTAAACTGGCTTGAATCGAATTCGATGTACAGCAGCGCGGTGTTCGGGTAGCGCAGCTTGGCGTCGATCACTTCAGTGAAGCTCTGAAGGGTCATCGTGTCGCCGATCTTCGCGCTGTTTGCATCAGCGGTCAGCTTGCGCAGGCGAATAGTCCAGGTGCTGCCCGCCTGAGGCAGATCGATACGGTGGCTGCGCTCATAGCCGGATGTGGTTTTACCGGTCACGCTGGTATT